GGTCTGTGTAAGTAGAAAGCGTCAGGACGAGTATAGACAATACCTGTTACTGTACCGCTGATTGATCCAGGGGCTCGTGCTGTAAAGCTAAGAGTTGTTAGGCTAGGTACAGATTCAATATAGAATGGACCTTGTACAAGCGGATGATTATTAGATACACCGCTGGTCACTACAACACTGATCGTATCGCCTGGACATAGACCGTGCCTGTTGGCAAATGTCACCGTGATAGTTGCTGTAGTACCGCTAACGGCATTATTCACGTAACTAAATGTTGGTGATCCAATTGAAGCACCTGTGTAAAATCCGCCTTTACGTAGCACAGTATAGGTCGTGCTCATGATTTGACCGTTTGAAGTACCTACAAGACCTTTTGCATAGTAGGTAAAACTGGTAGTAGTAGGTATAGTGTTTACAATGAATGATCCTTCTGCACGGCTAAAACCAGGAATAGTAGTTAGATAACCTTTGATAGTAAACGGTGTACCTACTGTTAGATTATGAGAACTTACTGTGTTTACAGTCATTAAACTTTCACCCACACCACTGTTAGGTGTAGAAGCATCTGTAGTAACTGTAGTAACTTGAATGTCTGTACCAGGAATTTCATAAACAGATGGATAACCACGCATTAATGAATAGGTCTGCCACTTAGTTGGCTGTAGTCCGTACTCAAAGTCAGCGTCCAACATACTACGTGGCATTGCAACACGTTGACGTTCAAATGCGTCTGTACCAATACCTGGCTGTTTTACATAGGTAAATGGCTGTTCAAAGAATATCTGTAGATTATGGCCATTTTGACCGGTAGTGTTGACTGCTAGTGTAATCGTAGTTACACCGTCAGTGTTTTGTAACGTTGTAGTAAAGTTAGCGTCATTTGCACGACTGAACGATACCGTTGTTCCAGAATAGGTAGGATCTGCAAAGTTATATAAAATAGTGTTGTTAGTTACGTTTGTGATAACAAGCAATTGAGCCAGGTCATACTTACCTGGAACTTTGATTGTTCCTACTCCTGCTAGTCCCGGAGTAAACACGTAGGTTCTTATTTGCGCTTTTGACATTCTTTAAATTCCTGTTTTTATATTTAACTCATTGCTGCCGCAAAGGCTAATGCTTTGGATGTAACATATCTGTTAATACCTGTTCCAGTTACTGTTCCGTTAATTGTAGTAGTGCTGTTAGAACTTAGAGTAGTAAATGACCCTGGATTTGGTGTGCTTTGTCCAATTGGTGTATTATCAATAGCTGATACACTTACTGACCCTTGAATAGTTCCGTAGATTGTACCTCTGACCCTTAGATCACCAACAACGCTAGCACCACCTGCTACACGCAGAGCGCCATCAGTATCAGTAGTGGCGGCAGTGGTTGAACTAATAACAACATCACCTGCGGCACGTACCTGTTTAGCAACACTAAGACCACCTTGTAGTACAACTGCGCCAACGCCAACTGATGTTGCATCTGTAATGCTAGAACTTGTAATAGTTGTAAACGCACCAGTATTAGGAGTGCTTGCTCCAACTGTACCGTTATGAGCACCAGTTAGTCCACCGTTGGCTGTAATTAATCCTGTAACCGTCAAACTACTTAATGTACCTACGCTAGTCAAACTCGAACCGGTAATAGTTGCATTTAGAGCTGTTCCGCTTAGGTTACCGGCGTTAACTGCTGGTAAAGTGATATCCTGTGAGCCGTCGAATGCTATACCATTAATGTTTCTAGAAGTAGCTAATTTAGTAGCAGTGGCGGCATTGCCTGTAATGTTTAATGCAGGGGTAAATGTAAATGCACCAGCTGAATAAGTTAATCCCTGTACACCTGCAGCCGCTGTTGTTACGCTTAGTGAGCCAGTTGTAATATAACCACTTGGGTTAGTGGAGTTATATGGGGTATATGTTAGTGCTGTGGTAACCTGTGAGCTAGTAAGTGTGTTGGTAGCAATACTAGTTACAGTACCAGCTGAACCACTTACGTTTCCTGTAACATTGCCTGTTAAATTTCCGGTAAATCCTGTAGTAGCTGTGATTGTTGTGCCCTGTATAGTACCAGGCAAAGTGATTGAAGTTGCTGATAAATTACCAAGGTCAGCACGTAATAATGCTACTCCGCCAGGTGTACTAGCGTTCATTAGTCTAAGAGTATACAACTCTTGATCTAAGAAAATTTCACCACGCTCAAACGTTTCTTTGGTAAGAATGTTGGTATGGGTTAGATTTAATTTAAGGCTTCGCTGAGCTACAGTCATATGAGATCCCGTTTCTAGTTGTATTTACCAGAATTAGGATTCGTCTCGACCGTAGTATTTGTAGTTAACTGAAGTGGGATTTTCACGGTGTACTGAAGCACCGTTTTTCAAGTGGAATCTGCGGGCCATTTCTGTCTGCGGACTTAGGGTAACAATGGCTTTGATATCCTTATACTCGTTACGTAGCCAATCTGCGGCCTGCTTAAGAAGCGTAGCACCTGCACCTGGACTATAGCTCCAAATGGTGTAGAATACTGCAACATCTTTAGTAGGATCAATAGCTTTTAGATCTTCTTCGTTTTCAGGGATTTCACTTAGCCATTGCATACAAGTTGCCGCTAGGATTTCTTCTCCTGCTCGAAGTATCAGGATTTCGGCAGCATCATTGATGCGCTGTTCTAGGGGAATGTGTGGACGCACAGGGTCATCTTTGATGACTCTAGTCTGTGGGTCTTTGATGTCTCGTATGTGATACAGTTCCATGATTCGCTACCATTATGTACGTATTTATATAGAGTATAGCAAATCACTGTTACAGTGTGATTACACTAGGTCGTCATTGGGTATATTGTTCAACAATTCTCTTAATTTGCTCGACTCGACTTTAGCAGTTACTTTAGGTAATGCCGCACCACTAGTCGGGTTCATTTCCCCAGTATCTGGATCTACTGTTTGTCTAGCCTTGATGCTGTTAAGCAGACTTGATCCTGCACTTTGTGTTGCGCCATTCCCGTAGCCATCTTCTTCATCTAAGTTAGTGATACGCAGACTATCGATATTGAATTCCAAATCAATCTTTTGTCCAACACCGCTCGAACTACGAGTTTTCATCAACTGGATTTGATAACGTCCACGTTCACGCATAGCACGACTTGTAAAGATACCAAAGACGTTATCAGCCGTTTGAATCTTAGATAACCCGCCCGAGATATGACTGTGGTCAAACTCGACTTCTTCCACAGCCCCTCGGTTCAACTGTGCCGCAGTTACAAACAAACAGTTCTTTTCCATTGCTAAGTTACGCAGTTCTTCTGAAACATATTTGTCTTTGACAAACAAGTTTTCTGCTGAAATCTTCTTACCAATTGGCATGAGCAAGTCTAAGTAGTCTACTAATAGTACATCTACTTTACGACCCATCTTAATTTCATATTCCTTAAGATAAGCACGTATGTCATTTGCGGTCTTCCCAGACGGCATATACTTCACTTGGAACTGTCCACTCTTCTTGCCAATCATTTTGACTTTCATTTCGACATCATCGATGTTCTTGAAAATCTCACGAGTGGCAAGTCCCGTGATCATAGCATCTACACGCATACTAACTAGTTCTTCACTAAGTTCTAACGATAGATAAACAACATTTAAACCAGCCAATGCCCAGTTAACACCTAGGTTAGCCAAGAATAAAGATTTGCCAGCACCTGATCCGCCCGCAAATATGTTTAATTCTCCGCGATTCATACCGCCAAACAACTTGTCATCGACATTCTTCCAGCCAGTACTAATCTGTCCGTTCTTGTCTTTGATTCGCATTAGTCGACCACGGGGATCTTCAAAGTAGTCAGTGCCCATGTCTCTTTGTAGACCTATTTGCACTGCCTGTTTAATCTTTTCTTCTACTGAACCATACTCGCCCTTTTCCAACATGTCTGCTGATTCAAGGATAGCTTTTTCTAGGCCCTTGTGTCGAGTAAATGTTTCAAAGTCGTTAAGCAACCAATCAAAATGTTCTTCTTGCAAGTCACGTGGCACTTTAAATGAACTGCCGGTTGCCGCATTAACAATTTCTTCTGTAGGTACTATGTTATGATCTTTAACATACTGATTGATAAATTCAGCAGGTTGCTGAAGTTTTCTATCGAATAGAGAGTGATCAAAAATAGCCTGACATCTAGCAAATGTTGCCGCATCTGACAACATCATTTCTAAATAAACCTTCTGGATATCAAATCCGTAGTCTGT